AAAGAGGTGATGGGTATGCATGCATGGTCAACCTCCCACAAGCATGATTCATACATGCATGACAGTGGCTCAAAACCTGCAAGCATGTAAACGCCTGCACGCATGACGGGTATGCACGCATGTAAACCATGCAGACAACCATGCATTCATGTAACCATTCACGCATGTATAGCTTTAAGCACCTGGGCAGGTCCGTGTCTGGTCCTTGCCGGTCATTCCAGCTGATCCAGCCACATAAAGAAAACACCTGCCATATGCAGGTGCTGCCGGAGAAGTTCCGTGAACGTTATAACGATTCCATTATATCACACAAGCTGAAAATACTTTTGGAACAGTGCAATACATTCATAGCTTTCAAACAGGATCAGTCCATCCATGAAGTAACCGATGAACCTGTACTTTGCACGGTTCAGCTTATCCAGTCCGGAGTAGTTGGCTTGATATACTTCTTTGGTAACTCCTTTCTTGAATGTGACATAGAATTCCTGTCTGCTTTTGTGTTTGTAAAAGAACAGATCACCTGCCTGAAAGATGCATTGATATTCATTCAATGGCATTTTCTTAACGTAGGTGAAGTCATTCAGAATGAATTTATTATTGATTGCCATTGCCGTATATTCTTCATTGACTGCCTTATACAACGCTGTGTGCCGTTTCTTTTCACTGATCGGTGAATGCTGCGGGATGATTAAAAGCTTATTTCCTATAGCTCTGATTTCTTCATCATTGGCAATCATTTCCTCTGCATCTTTGATCAGATTAAAATACATGAATATATCATTGGCAATGTTTACTGCGTTGGCTGCAAAGATCACCTGAACAGGATCTTCACCCTTAAGTTCTCTGTTTCGATTAACGGACTCATAGAATGATGCAAAGGCCATGCCTTCATTCTTGAATTTCTGAACATGCGCTTCAGCTATGAATTCATCATAAAATACATGTTTGATGTAAGAGTAATCAAAAGAGCTTTTCACGTTGCTGAATGTCTTCAAGGCCACATTGATGGCTGCAGGCTGATCCATATCATCTCTGTAAACATATCCAATATTTTTTGACCGTTTGACAGCATGAATGATACCAAGATCCTGAAATACCGGATTAAATGATGTTCCGTCCCCCTTGGGATCATTCTGCAGATCAGTTTCAATCTGAGTCCTTCTCATATACATGATAGGCTCTTTCTTCTCTGTGAAGTATTTCAGCGTTCCGTAAGTCTTTCCCGTTCCTCGGGCAGCCGGAATGAATATAAACGGGTATCCTGTTTCAATGATGCTTGCCATGTCCAGATAGCCATTCTCCAGATATAAATTGATCATATTTACTCCTTATTAAAATCCCGGGGACTGGTCCAGATCCCCGGGAGACTTATTTATTAGAATGGCAGTTTCACATCTGAAGGCGCTTCAACATCCATCCATTCAACTGAATAGGATTCACCGCCGTTACGGTTGATGTAGCTTCTGATCCGGAAGCCGGCCCGGGCAGAATTGATCTGATCAACCACTTCCTGATCATTGATCATAGCTGATACATCATTCACCAGATGAGAAGGCAGGTTTACAAAGAACTTGTCAGTCACTGCCAAAGGCTGCGCTCCGTAGTGGCCTTTATTGTTGATGTACAACGCAAGTACCGGATAAATCATATCTGATCCGTTTGCTTTCACAAGTTCTTTCAGACTGTAATACTTGAAGCCTTCCGGTGCTTTGAAAATGAAGCTGTTTGTCTTGTTAAATTTAGAAATACTCATTTTGATTGTCCTCTTCTTTCTTTGTCCTGTTCGTGTATAGGAAGACAGGGTTATTGGACCGGATCACCCTGTCTTCTATGCTAGTATATCATGCTATCGTTCGTAATGTAAAGAATATCTGATATCTGTTTCATTCAGGAAGTTTAACAGCCTTCTGTATTCTTCCGTGAGTGACAGCGTATATGTTGAGTCCATAATTGCAATGTTGCTTGTGATCTGCAGCTTATGGCCTTGTATGGTGATTTTTGCCGGCTCTGGTACATCGTTATAGATTGATTCAGTCCCGCCGGCATTCCTGAATATAAATCCTTCTCTGAAGTTTTCAATCCGTCCCAGCTCTTCAGCTCCAAGCTTTTTATTTACTCCGGATATAGTGATATGCAGCTGATCATTCATATCAATGTATGCATACTTCTTCGCTCCCATGGTTTTGAATTCTTTATATTCATCATCATGTTCATAGATTCCGATATAGTGCCGGTTTCCGGCAGCATCCAGTGCTGAAAGATCTTCATTCAGATATTCCTGATTCAGCTTTTCAAATGCCGCAGCGTGATCCCCAATGCATTTCACGCTGTCTGTATCAGCATAAATAAACTGCTCCGGCGGTATACAATGAATTCCTTTATGCAGCTTCAGCCGGGCGTATGAAGTAACCCAAACTCCCCACTGGTACGGCAGCCATCCTGTTTTCTGATATTCCTGAATCAGTGATTCTTCCGTCTTTTCAAAATCTTCCGTGATCAGTCCGGTTTCAGGATCATATACAAAGTCCGGTTTGCATGGATTCTGAACCATCATTCCATAGAAGGCATTGAACAATGCTTTCATCAGCATATATTCATAGTCCTTTCCGGTTCCTTTCAGTGCTGTTTTCTGCTCATAAGTTTCTTTCAGAAGGTTTCTGAATTCTTCCGGCAGCTTCTTTTTATCGGCAATCCATAACTGATCAATGATATATGCATCAAAATCATATTCTGCATAGATAATGGAAAAATCTATCTCATTCAGGCAGGTTCTTAAAGCTGAAGCTGAAAGAATTCTTCCATTGTCAAATACTCCATTCATAATGTTTGTGCATTTTGATTTGCTAAGATACGGATCACCAAAGGAATTGTCTTTCAGTCTGAGATTCTGGAACACGATATAGAAAAGGCATGCCTTACCATAATTGATATACTGAATCAGATATTTAGGTTCAGCCGTGAAGAACTTCATCGGAAACTCTTCTGAAAGCATAACAGCCGGATAGGATGATGATATATCATAAGAATTCAGTGCCACGTCTTTGATCAGAATATTTGAATTGAATCTGTGAGCGTGGGTATCACCGCCCCGGAATTCATCACGCAAGGCTCTGAAGACTTCCAGATCCGGAAGGATCCGTCTGATCCACTTGATATGTTTGCTCAATCTTTGCTTTGAAAGTCTACGGCTGTATCCGGTTGATGTTCTGGGGATTGTGTACAGATCATCATGATCAAGCTTCATTTTCTTGATAATTGCCTGAGTAAGTCCTTTCACATCATTCACACAGTAATGTATTTCTTCCTCTGTCATTGGAGTCCATGGAAAACGCTGCTTATTATAATCAAAACCGGAAATCTTCTGATCCTTCACTTTCATGGACTTCAGGAATCTGGATAAACTTTGATTTGTCAGAAGATAGCTGCATCTGAATTCAAGCCTGCCGGACCGGAAATATAAAATCTTCCGTTTGTCCATAGCAAATACTTCATCAACCGGAATGATTGACTTCAGAAATTGAAACTCATAAGACAGGTTATGCACAAATACAACCATATAGCAGACTTCTGCTATGTTCTTATTCAGAAGATCATAAAACTTTCTGAAGCTCTGCCAGTCACGGCCTGTGACAGTGGTATTTTTAATCTGAAACTGCCAATGATATAATACTGACTGTTTATATTTCTTTATTAAGGTGGTTTCAATGTCAAAGGCCGTCACAGCGTTTATATATTGGATCTTCTTTTTCTTTCGGCCTTTAGGAAAAGGTAAAGGCTTAATTCTTCTGATATTTCTCATATCATATTCTTCAGCCTTTTTAATCATCTGCGTTTTCTCCTTCTTCCTAACCGTTCAGCTTTTGATGCTGCAGCTCTGGCATTGTCCGGATCATTATAATAATCTGTGATCTTTTCAAGTTTAGCTTTCTTGATATAGTCCGAAGGTCTTAATTCTCTGTTTCTTCCTACAATCGGATCAAGATTTTCCAGATCTTCCAGATGATCCTGCCAGTATTCAAAATTCTTTTGAAGCTGTGAAGGATTCAGATTTAAACGCATAAACTGCTTATAAAGATCAATTGCAAAATTACTGTTAGGTTTCCATGCGTTTTTAAATCTTGTCTGCATTTCATCCATGAACCTGCCCCACTGTGCAAAATCTTCATTTGATTTGAATTCAATGCCAATCTTTGCACCTACTGCTTTGGCTCTGGCTGATATTGTTTCTTCATATCCTGATAATGTGCTGACTTTTCCCCGGATGTATCCAAGATTCTCAGCGAGTGCTGCACGCATTGCAGTTTCTGATTCAAACGATGACACGGAAGGTACACCTTTTCTGTATCTTTCCGGCAGTGCTGACAGCTTGCCTGCCTTCTCAAAGGCTCTTCTTCTTCCCCTGATTGATGCTGCTGCAGATTTGTAAGCGGTCCGGAGTGCCGAACCGCTCAGACTCTTAATATCTGCAAATGAGGAAGACAGAAGACTTTTCAATCTTCTTTCTGCCATAATCAGATTCTCTTAGCACCGCACTGTACGCCGGCCTTGTTTACTCTGATCCGTTCAACAATATAGATCATTCCTGAAGGTGTGCCTTCATTGCAGTAGTCAACAATCATCTGTTTAGCTTCATCCAGTGATTCAGCATATCCGATTGAATAGTGATCGTTCGGCAGATCCTCAATCACTTCATAGCACCATGTTTCAGGATGATTGTGCCGGAACTCCGGCCCGGCAATACTGCCTTTCTTCTTCTGGTCCTTCTTCATATCCTTCCGGATCAGAGCTGTCAGATACTTTTTTAATTCCTGATGCTGCAGATAATCAATAATATCTGCTTCAGATTCAACATTGAATCTGACTGCAAACGATTTATAATTCTTTTTGTTGTAATCAGAATTATATGCAGACTTTTCAAAACTCATAATTGATATACTCCTTTCTGTATTTATCAAGCACTTTCTGCTTCTTCTCATATGCTGCAGTAATATCCGGATATATTACGGATATTGTTGTATTGATGCAGGCAATGATAGCAATGAATCTGTCTGCATCATCAGAACAGGCCCACTTCATTGTTTTTAAGCATTTCTTAAAATCATTGATACCACACCAGACAAAGAACAATCTTTTAATTGTCATCTGGAAATCATAATATTTCAGAGTGATTGTATCTTTGGTGAACCAAACATCATTTCTTTCCATGCTTCATAATCCTTTCTTTTGATTCTTCAGCTGCATCACTGCACCAGTCTTCATAATGACGGATATGTTCAAGCTTTGAACACCATCCAAAACCATCATTATGATTCTGCCAGTACTGACAATGACAGCAGTGAACAACCTTGCAATAGTTATGTTCTTCAAGCCAGTCCATGAAGGACTGAAATGCTTCATATTCATTCTGCAGCATCATTAACCACCTGCAGATAAAAGAATGCAGCAGCTCTTTCCCCATTAATTACTTCATAAAGCCACTTAGCAACCTGATCACATGTGAATTCATTGAGATAATATACAACATTGTCCTCTTCGATCATATTAATTTCAAAACCTTCAATTAAATGATCCCAGACATAATTTGCATCAACCGGCACAATCTTAATCTTTCTCATTACTTTCTCCCTTCCTTTCTTCCCATTCCTCAATATCCATCATAATGGATACAATCAGCCATTTCAGGCAGATCAGATCAGCGATGATCAGCATGATAATCAATGCCAGTGCAATATACAGAAGCAGATCAATGTTCATTTCTTCGCCTTCTTTCTGAACAACTGTATTGTCATAACATCATCATGTACTTCAATGTTTCTGACTTTTTCATCCGGATGTTCACTTGCATAAAACATAGCATTCCAAGCGTCTGTTACCGGTGTAGGATCATCATATCCCATCCACTGCAGTCGTACTTTCACATGTGGATTGCATGCACTAAGCAATTCCTCAATCGTCATCAATGTCACCTCCCTTGATAATAATGATAATGATGATAATCGGCATCAAGCCGATTACCACCAACACTGCAAGAAGCAGCAGATCAATCAGCAGCGTCATGGCCTTCCGGATCCTCAACAACTTTGATAATTTCCCAACGATGGCGGATTGTTTCATCATCACGGTATTCATCAATGATACCTCCGTCTCTTCCCCAGATCTGAATTCTTGGAATGAAATGATCACGGATGATCTCCGTAGTGTAATGGTCTTTCACGGCCTGTCTCGGATTTTCAAAACCTAAATAACGGAACATCTCAATGAATGCCTGATAGATTCTTTTACATTTCATCTGGTAATCATCGACTGAGAGAATGTAGTGAACACCTTTCATCATCGGTTCAAAACGTTCTCTTTCCTTAACCGGTACTCTTGTCATAATTTTAATCTCCTTTCCTATGACAAGATAATTTTAATTCATGCTTGCATCAATTGCAAGCATAAAATAATCTGATTTGATAGATTGTATACAATCGTTCTGCTAATATAATAAAGAAGGACGGCCGGCAGCTCAGTCTCGGAAGGACTCGGCCGGATGTTGAGCGCATCGTTATCCTTCATTTATTTAATATAGAAAGGAGTGCAGTATATGGACGCAACACAGATCGTGCAGGCAATCGGATCATTGGGATTCCCCATTGTGGCATGCTGCGCTTTGTTCTGGTATCTGAACAAAGAGCGGGAAAGTCACCAGATTGAAATGAATGCAGTCACCGATGCACTGAACCGGAACACTGAAGCACTCTTGGAACTTAAAACAATATTCAATATTTTGACTAACAGAAAGGTGAATTCAAACAATGGCAGCAATTCAGTCAATCAGTAAGTATTCTGATCTTGAGCTGGCCCTCATGGGATTCCTTGGCTGGATCGGAAACGGTCAGGACCGTGTGAATCTGTTAGGAAGCAGATATAACGCCGTGCAGGGAATCATCAATCAGATCATCAACACCGACACAGTTCCGGCAGGCACTCCGTCAGTGAATAAGGATCAGATCAGAAAAGCAGTATTGAGTACATTCAATGACATTATCAATGAAGTAAGTGAGGAAATCGTAAATGAGATCAAGTGACATTTTAACTCTTCTGCAGGCCGGATATACAAAAGCAGAAATTGAAGCAATGGATCAGACTGAAGCACCGGCGCAGACACCGGAAGCACCGGATCAGACACCTGCAGCACCGGAACAGACACCGGAAGCACCTGCTCAGACACCTGCAGCACCGTCACAGAATCAGGAAGCACCTGCAGACGGTTATGCAAAACTTGAAAACCTGCTGAATCAGCTGATCGGCATGCAGCAGAATCAGAACATCAATCATGTAAACATGGGAAGCAATTACGAAGCAGAGAAATCTACAACTGATATTCTTGCTTCAGTGATCGCACCAAAGAAGGAGAAATAAATTATGAGCGTAAATACTCTTGGAATTGAAGACGTCCGGGTACTGCTGAATGATCTGCACACGCAGGTAACCGGGCAGGCCGGTATTACTCCGACCAGCACCGCAGACTTCATCAGCATGGCTCAGGCTACTCTGGCAGCCGGAACAGATAAAGTATGGAATGCACTGCAGGTGCAGCTGTCAAAGACGCTGTTCTCTGTACGTCCGTATGAACGGAAATTCAAAGGCCTGCTTGCCGATGATACCAGATGGGGCGGTATCATTCAGAAGGTCAGCTATGTTGATTCAGATCTGACTGAAGCGGAAAAGGTCTATCATCCGGTAGACGGTCAGAGTGTAGACCATTGGATCCAGAAGAAAGGCGATATTCTTGTCACCAGATACACAGGATCTGATGCCTTTCAGGACTGGATCACAGTATATGATCAGGCACTCCGTGACGCTTTCCTTTCTGAATCTCAGCTTGGAGCCTTCTATGCGGGTAAGATGCAGGAGCTTTCAAACAAGTGGGAACAGTATATTGAAACACTGAACAGAACAGCACTTGATAACTTCATCGCTGCTAAGTATGCTGCAATGACGAACTTCCCGGATGGTGTGGTCCATCTTGTGTCGGAATATAACACACTGACAGGACTGACGGGAAACAATGCACTGACTGCACAGACTGTTTACCAGCCGGCAAACATCAGGGGATTCTTCCAGTTTGTACGGGCACGCATCAACACACTGGGAAGAAGAATGACAAACAGAAGCAGCCTGTACCAGATCAATATTACCGGCAAGGAAATCAACCGTCATACTCCGTACAGAAATCAGAAGATCTATCTGTCTTCTGATGCTCTGGACCAGATTAATGTGATGGTCAATACAAACACCTACCATGATGAACCGCTTGCCTACGCTGATGTTGAAGGTGTTGACTTCTGGCAGGCAATCGAAAATCCTGATCAGATCAGCATCACACCGGCTATCATTGATCCTGCAACCGGCCTTGCAACAACCGGATCAGCGCAGGTTATCAACAACATTTTCGGTGTTATGTTTGACGAGGATGCAGTAGTCACAAACATGAAGGATTACAGACTTGAGTCAACACCGCTCAATGCCAGAGGCCTTTATAGAAACACATGGCTGACCTGCAATGCGCAGTTCTGCAATGACGTAACTGAAAAGGGCATTGTCTTGCTTCTGGATTAATTGTTATAATGAAATTGTCATAGATGTTTCATTATATAACCTCCTTTCCAATAGGTCTGTCTGCTTCCAATCGGCAGACAGGCCGCTTTTATTTAAAGGTGATCATATGCAGATTTACTTATTCACTAATTTTTCAAAAAGAGAAAACAGCACAAAAAGGCCTGATCTTTCATCCGGCACTGTGTACAACTGCAGACTGAAGCAGCCTACCAGTGCAATCAATCCGGTGATTGAGATTGATCAGAATGATCAGCAGGCATTCATGAATTATTCATTTGCTTACATTCCGGCATTTTACAGATACTACATTGTAGCGGATATTGTTTCCACCGGTCATCTTTGGATTTATTCACTTGAAACCGATGTGCTGGCCACATACAAAGATCAGATCGGCAGCTATCCATTCTATATTCTGAGATCATCGGCAGAATATAATGGTAGAGTGATTGATAACTTTTATCCTCTTCTTACAGAATTCACACAGAATATTAAAATGCTTGAAACACCATGGGCGCATACTCCGCTTGATGAAGGTATCCCTGAATATATCACGGTCACCCGGGGAACATTTATTGTCGGTGTTATCGGTATTCCTGAATCATCCGGATATGGCAGTTACGGCAGCATCAAATACCTTGCGCTCAGATACAATCAGATGATTACATTCATCCGGCAGTTAACCGACAACACAATCATTTCTGATCATGGCTTTTCAGCAGATGATGCATCATTGTCACTTCAGAAATCACTGATCAATCCGCTTTCATATATCAAGTCATGTTTATGGCTGCCATTCAGTTATGATGATATTTCCGGCAGTGAATTAACATCCGTTACCATCTGGACATGGTCACTGGCTGTACCATGTAAGCTTGTGACCGGACTGCCTATGATGTTCAATACAGATGAATTCACACTTGATCCGCATCCGCAGGCATCCCGGGGATGGTATCTGAACACGTCACCATATACACAGCTTGAACTGTACTATCCACCGTTCGGGCTGATCAGCCTTGATACAATGGAACTGATTGATACAGAAACCATCAGGCTTGAAGTCACCACTGATCTGATCACCGGTGCCGGCAGGCTTGAAGTCTGGACTGAAAAGGAAGGTCTGCGCTTCAGACTTCTGAATAAGCTGAATACTCAGATCGGTGTACCTATCCAGCTGTCTGAAGTAGGATATGATTACAGCAATGTGAAAGCTTCATTAGTCGGAATCGGAGCTGAAGCAATCAATAGTTTTGCTTCTGCAGTCATGCCTTCCGGATTATCAAATGCAGTTTCATTGATTGGCAACGCTGCCAATGCAATGAGGACACACGTTTCAAGCGTGGGCGGGAACGGCAACTTCTCAGATCTGAACGGCAGAATTGAGCTGATTGAAACCTATTACCATGTGACCGATGAAGATATTAATGATGTTGGCCGGCCTTTATGTGAAATCAGAAAGCCGGCAGATATTCCCGGATTTATCATGGTAAGAAACGGTGATATGGTTCTGCCGGATGGCACAAGCGGTGAACATGCAGAAATCAAGAGCTATCTTGAAAATGGATTTTTCTATGAATAGAAAGGAATGAAAATATGGCATATACTCCAAGACTGGAAGCGCCTTCCGCTTCAGATCCCAAGTGGATCATGAGCCAGTATGGTGGATTCAATGACTGTATCGCCGGATCTGAAGGTCCTCCTTCCGTACTTCCAAACTGTACAGGCTATGTACACGGCCGTGTTATGGAAATCAGAAACCATAACACGGATGATTCCGGTTTATCATTCGGTAACGGTGTAACTTATTGGACCGATTCATCTTCAGCGTGGATCAGAGAGCAGAATCCTTCACTCGGTGCTATTCTCTGTTACTCCGGAGCAGGTGGCTATGGTCATGTTGCCGTGGTTGAGGAAGTAATTGATAATGATACAGTTGTTGTGTCTGAATCAAACTATGGAGATGTTCGTTTCAGAACCGTTACATGCTACCGCTCACATGGGTGGCGCCCTGATGATACATGGAATGTCACACCGCAGGGATTCCTGAAGAATCCATATGTGGATGATCAGCCTTCACACGGTCCTATCAGTACTATTCTGTTATTATTGTTATATAAGATGAAAGAAAGGAGATCAGCACATGGTAAGCGCATTATCAGGCTTTAACGGAATGCCGGTATACTATGATTATCAGAACCTCTATGATTCATCATTCCGGCCGGCCGGCATCCATGCCAGAAACACCGGCCTTTCCCTGTTCTTTGACCGTTACCTGTTCCAGAAGCTTTTCAGTGTATATGACTTCACCATTCCGGAATCATGGGATCCTGATTACTTCAGATATACACTCTTTGTGATGGGATACAGCATTGTCTTCAATACTGATCAGTTCGGCATTGTAAACAATCACGGCAGTCTGTACGGAAGAAATTTCTACTATCGGCCAACAAAAGCCATTGTTGCTAATCCGCTTTTAAAGAATTCTTCACGGCAGATGGATATCGGCAAGGACTGCAGCATCATCAAACTGACTCCGGATTACCGGGGCGCATATGATGTTGTTTCCACATTCTCAGATATGATGGCTCTGACCTTTGAATCTATGGGAATCAATCTTATCAACACAAAGCTGGCATATGTGTTCAGCTCCGATAATAAAGCCATGGCTGAAAGCTTCAAGCAGCTGTATGAAGAAATCGCTTCAGGCAATCCTGCAGCATTTGCAGATAAAAATCTGTTTGACGCAGACGGACAGCCGAGATGGACAACATTTAACCAGAACCTCAAGCAGACTTTCCTCGGCAATGACTTCACCACTTTCATGACCAGTATTGAATCAATGTTTCTTTCATTCATCGGCATTGAAAATGTGAATTTTGAAAAGCGTGAAAGACTGACAAATGATGAAGTCAATGCTAACAATGAGAATACTCATGCGATCAGCCGGGTATGGCTGAACAGCCTGCAGGATTCCATGAAGAAAACAAATGATCTGTTCGGCCTTAATCTTTCAGTTAAGCTGTCTGCAGATTATAAATTTGCAGATCAGCCGGAAGGAGATAATGAAGAATGAGAGCATTATTTTCAATCATCGGCCTTTATCAGGCAGATGAAACTATCTTTGATGATATGCAGATTCCGGCAGCACTGGACCGTGAAACTCTTGTTCAGAAAATCCTGTTCAATCTGGCTGAATTGAATGTGATCTATACTGATCCAGACGCAATGAAGGCTGCTATCTGGATGTGGTCATCTTCCAGAATTAACGTATGGAATCATCTGCAGGAAACAACTGAATATGAATATAATCCGATCTGGAATAAAGACGGCACTATCAAAGAGACAGAAACCCGAGATCTGAAGGGAAAGCTGACCGGAACGGATCATGATGATGTATCAGCTTATGATGCATCCGACTACCAGAACCGTGACAGAACACGGATCAGCCATGATTCAGCTGATTCAGGAACAATCAGCAGGGAAAGAACAGAACAGGGAAATATTGGTATTAAGTCGACACAGCAGCTCATCAAAGAAGAAAGAGAAATTGCAGAATTCAATCTGTATGATCTGATTACGGAAGAATTCAAAAAAGAATTCTGTGTTATGGTATATTAATAGAAAGGAGATATAAATTATGCTTGATAAAAGTTTTATTGTACGTCTTGCAGACATTCAGCCATTGGAAGCTGATTATGTTACTGAAGGAACTGAGATTCCTGATATCCGTGAAGAAGTCACCTTGAAAGGAAGCTTTAATCTTCAGTATGATGACAGAAGTAACAACTACCATCCGTCGATGATTCTGGAATTCACTGAAGAAACTCTTGAATTCTTCAAAAAGGCTCTGAACCATGAAGAGCTTAACATTTCAACAACAGTAAGCGGCGGCCTTATTTCAGTGAGCGTGAACTGATGCCTTTATTCAATAACTTTCCATATCTGAATGTTCAGAACCTTAATCTGAATTGGATCATTTCAAAGATCAAAGGAATTGATGATACTGCTGCACAGGTTGAAGAGCTTTCAGTGAATCTGCCGGCATATGCTGAAACAGCTTCACAGGCTGCTTCAGCTGCAACACTGGCAGCCAATAATGCACAGTCGGCAGCCGAAACATCAGCTGAGCTGATTACACAGGCTGAAAGAGCAAACGCAATTTCTCAGCAGACAAAGGACTTTGTTCAGGAAACATACAATCAGGTTGAAGCGATCAAGTCAGATGTTGTCGGACTGCAGACAGACTGCATGGATGCACAGACAGCCTGCACGCAGGCAGCATCTGAAGCTGCTGAATCAGCCAATGGAGCAGCTATTGATGCTAATACTGCAAGCAACAGCGCAGTCAGATCAGAAACAGCTGCTCAGAGAGCTGAAACGGCTGCAAGTACTGAAGGCTTTACCGGTAGATCCGGTGATATTTCAGCCGGCAGTGCTTCTGAAATCTCAATCCTTCCGGGTGATTACATCATCACCTACAAGGTGAATGATACAGAATCTTCATCCGGATTGATGATGCTTCATGTAACGGCTGCCTATACTGCCGACATCAGAAAACTGATCAGCTACACCGGAAGCACCGGGATTACTCTGACGGTTGATTCATCTGCTCATACTTTGAGGATCAGATCAACATTCACACAGGCTGTTCACTGGCTGATGCTTGGCTTCAATAACGGCCAGTAACATACTTTTCCCTGCTGAAGTGACTTGTCACCACTTCAAAGAAGCACCTGCATATGGCAGGTGTTTTCTTTATGTGGCTGGATCAGCTGGAATGACCGGCAAGGACCAGACACGGACCTGCCCAGGTGC